AGCTCCCGACGAATCCGTCAGGGTGGGGGAGGGCCAGTCCGTCGGGACCGACGCTGTAGGTTCCGTCGTCCATCACTTTGCCCCCTCATCAAGGATCGCCGTGAGAGCGGCATCGGTCATTTGGGGATCAGCGAAGGGGTTGCCGATCTCCAGCCCCATTTTGTCGATCATGTCGAAAACGGTTTCCCGCACTACGGGCGGCGGGTCTTTCGCAATTTCAAACATTTGCATGGCGTCTAGTTCTTGAATTACAGAATCGGGGTGCGCCAACGCTCCTGCCAGGGTAGTCAGGACTGTTTTGACTGCAATGTCACAGAAAGATAGAATTATCTCCAACGTCTCTGCGTCCATCACGCCACGGCCATCGGCGTGAAAAGATTCGCCAACACTGCCGATTAGCGCATCTCTTTCCTCCTTGCTGTTGCAGGCGAGGAATGCCTCTTCAAATTCTTTTTCAGAAAAATCTTTACCGTTCACTTGTTGCTCCTTTGCTTGATGGTTTTCATTTTGTAGTTTCTGGCTTGGCTTGCTTTGACATGCTTTCTTGGCGGCGGGCTACTCATGAGAGTATACCGCCTGGCTCGTGCTTCCGTCGTTCGCCTGCTCACTCTTCCCACTCTCCTTCATTGTCGATATCTCCATCCCAGGACGTGCCGATCACCGGCACGTTCATCCTGCGAAGAAAAGCCGTACGGTATCTTTCCTTGACTTCCCGCTCAGCCTTAACGTCTCCAAACAATCTTTTGTTTAGCTCCTTCAATCTCTCGTTTGTTTCCCGCAATTCGAGATTTTCCTCACGAAGATCAGAGTATATAATCTCCATCAGGATTGCCCTATTTTGGTATTTGGCAAGCTCTTTTTTCGCTCGCATTGGACTATTAAAAAACACTTTTCCTTCTTTCGTTTTTTGAAAAAACATTGTACCGCTATTTCCTAGGCTATCAAAGGATCACGCCAGGCGCAACCCTAAGCGCCAGGAATCTTCATCCTCTTCCGTCCCGACGATTGCCGAACATTCCCAGCACTCGTTTGAACTTAGCTGCTTCGTCAGCGACTCCCAGGAAGCCGCCCCACAGACCGCCACAAAGCCGCCTCGCCCGTTCGCTTCAGCCAAGTGGACCATCATGCCAGCGGTCCCGCTGCGAGGACGTACGGGTCGAAAAGTTCACTATCGGCATCCCTGCCAGCGAACCCCTGACTACATGACACCCTAAGGCCGCCAGTGGCCTCAAGTTCGACCGTGAGACCCGTCGGGTATGTTGACGGCTGACAGCCTTCCACCGGCCGCCCCGGGACCTGTTCGGTCCTCATGACATACCAGAAACTCAGGCTTCCGGCTTCCGGCAAAAGCCCCAAACGTTGCGAGGAAGTCGGCAACGTTTGCACGTCATCCCAAAACTTTGACAACTCTACCGCCCGCCAAACGATGGCACCCATTGCTATCTTGTCAACGGCGCCCAGCTCTATTGTTCGGCCAGACTTACCGACGGTCCATTCCATCGCCGGAACTTCCGCCCTTCTGTCGCTGCTATGTACAAACATTTTTGAAAAATCCTTCATTCAAACGTTCGCCGGATTGCGAACGTAGTGCCAGCGGGGGAATCGACACCCCGTGAACCGTCACCATCGACGGCGCTGGCGAACCTTATCAGTCGAACTCTATCTCAGCGTCAATGTCGATGACGCCCAAATCTTTAAGCTGACGGATAACCCAATCCATCGCCCGGGTCGCTTCATTGCCGTCATCCCAACCGGGCTGCCACCAAGCTTTGCCAAGGTCCAAAGCTATTTCGGCCCCCAACAATTCCTGATGACGGATGCCGCCCGGGACACCGTAACCGCTGCCCGGGGTGAACCCGTAGCGTCGGCGCAGTACCTGAGTCTCGCCCTCTTCGAAAGCGAACAGCAGGCGCCGAAGCCATGCCGGGTTACCGACGGCGAACTCTACCGCTGATTCGTCCATGATTGCCCCGGCCTTATGCAGGCAAGTCAGGACAGAGTAGGGCACGTCAGATTTCCGGGACAGTACGCTTTGCTCCGACCAGATCTCAAGCTCGTAGCCTAGCAGGCGCAGCGCCCGCACCAGAGCGATAGCGGCCTGACCTTTCTGGAAAAGTTCGTCGGCCTTGATGCCGGAGCTAATGGAATGCCCGATCACTAGACACAAGGCCCGGGAAGTGGTCTCATCTTCGACCGGCATCCACTGGCGCATATGTTCCGGCTCGCCGTCCAAATAGGCCTGCATGTCAACTTCGAAGCCTGAAGAGTCTCGCATCTCAGCGAACTTAGGGCCGACGAATTCTCGCAGCTTAGGGATCAAATCGTCAAACGCATCTCGAAACGAGGCCACGTCGCCGGGATCCCATGTCCCGTTTTTGGCCTGCTCTACCGCCTGCTCAAAAGTTTTGGTACCAGTCCAGTCGCTACCGGACTGTGATGCACCGGCCGGGTCGAAACGTTCGGCCGCTGCTGTCACGAATTCATGAATGCTATCGTGCCAACGCATTTCATATGTCGTAGCTTTTTTGGTAGTCATGGTCATGCTCCTTTTTTTGAAAAAACTCTCAGGCCTTGAAGGCCTTGATCTTATCGACCTGATCGGGCGACAGCGAGCCAAGACAAGTGGCCTGGAGGGCCTCAAGCTGAGTGAATGCCCCGGCGCCCGGTGCGATCAACATGGCGCCGTTACGGCTGTCTCGCATAGTCACAAAGTGTTTGATGCGCAGCTCTTCGCAGGCCCGGCGAACATGACGGACCTTCTCAAGCCACTGGACACCTTTGGACTCTCCGATCATGTCACAAATGATTTTGGTCTCAAGCCTTTCATCGGTCCCGACCGGGATCTTGGCGAGTCGGTTCAAAGTCGCCGGGTCCAACTTTTGGCGCCCGGCGAACTCAGCAGTCGGCCCGGTCCCCAACGTGTTAGCGGTAGCTACCATGACAAAATCGGGGTGACGTTTCACAAGGCCATCGGGGAATCCCATGTAATCCTGTGCGATACCGCCGTTAAGTACGGCGACGATAGCCGGGTTCGCATTGTCTAGCTCATCGCAGCAGATCACCCCGCCCTCTTCATACGTTTTGCGGAACGGCGTCCCGACATAGTTGCCAGTGGCGTCATAGTAGCCCAACAGCTTCGATTCCGTTGACATGGGCGAGAATGACACCACGGCGTAGGGCCGGTCTAATGCTTCAGCGATCTGGCCGACCATATGACTTTTACCGGTCCCGGGAGGACCCGGTAGGTACACGTTGACACCCCGGGCGACTGCTGCCAAAACTTTCTGAAAAACTTCGTGAGTGTCGCCGGTAACTTTGCCAACCTTACCGCCCGAAATTTTGATGATCGTGTCGCCCGCCGGACCACCCCGGGGAGCCGCCTTGATTGAATCCGTGACATATTCTGCCATAGCGGCCAGGCCCGCCCGGTCCCGGCCTTCGACAAGCGGCGCCAACTTTTGCCAAATTTCCTGAAGAAGCTCGTCGCCGTTAAGGCCATCTAGTTCGCCGGGTTCGTCGTATTCTGGCGTTTTCATTTCGGGCATTTTTGGGTCATCCTTTTTTTCGTCGTCGTCGTCGCCGGGTTCGGCGTCGCCGTTTTCATTTTCGCCGGTCTCGCCGGTCTCGCCGTCGGCGGCTTCGCCGTCGATAGGTTCACCGTCGGCGGCTTCGCCGTCGGTGGGTTCGCCGGGTTCGCCCGGGGTCCCGGCCTCGCCGGGTTCGCCGGTCTCGCCGTCGCCGCCGCTGCCACCTATTCCGTCGGGAACGTCGCCGGTCGATAGGCCTGCGTACCATCCCTCTACGGCCTTATCGACTCCCGACAGATCTGCGAGCAAACGCAGATTGTCGGCCCTAGTGAGATCTGGCGCCGGGAACTGGCGCCCTAGATCAGTGTGGACGGTGATCCCGTTTTCGCCGTCATCGCTTGCCCCGATCGGGGTGCCAAGCAAATCGTAATTTTCGTACATTTTTGAATCCTTCTCGTTTTGGTAGCCTGCCATCATCAGGCCGGGGAAGGCTACATCCCCGGCGACGCCTTGCGGCGTTTCGGCAAAAGTTTTTGAAAAAACTCTCAGCTATTCCCGTCATTCTGAAACTTGCGAACCAAGAAAATCACTTCTGCGTCAGTCGCACCCTGCGCCTTGGCGACAGTCAGAACGTTGACGAGCATGTTGCGCCAAGCGTCTTCTTTTGGCTCGCCGTCGTCGTCGCCGTCGTCGTCGACGGGCACGGCTGGCGCCTTAGTCATGACGGTATAGATTTTTTCGATTGACCCGAAAGTTTCCTGCAACTTTTGCACGGCGTCAAGGCGCCGTTCGCCATCGTCAGAAGTGTAGAAGTCGAAGACACGGGCAAGCGAGGCGCCGTCAAGCGGGCGCCCGCCGGGAGTGCCCGTAGTGTGCTCGGTCCACCAAGCTTCAAGGCGGGCCTGCATAACCTTCATGTCGTCGGTCGATTGATTCACGCAAGCATCACCGTCGACGACGGCGCCAGACATGAACAGCCCCACGGAGTAGACCGCCCGGGACTTTGAAAAACTACCGTTTGCAAGGCCCATCATCTCGGCATAGTCGCCCGCCTTGACCTTCTCTTCATTTCGCCCGGCGATAGTCATCGCTGCGCAAGCCAACGGCGTCCCGCCTAAAATTAGGCCCGCCCGCTCGGTACGGGTGACCGTGGCCTTCTCGTCATTTTTGCCCATCGCTTTGGCGATGACCGACAGGCCTTTTTCGATTGAAGCGATGGAACTGGCGTCCTGTGCGAATCCTGCGAGGACTGTCTTGGAATGAATGAAAGTTGACATGATTTTGACCCTTTCGGTCGGTTGGCCGGACACGGTGCCCGGCTGACTGAGAGAATGTCTATCGTGCAAGTTTTCCAAAAACTTCGCACCCCGGCATTCTGTAACGTAATCGTAACATTCGAGGATCAGGCGTCTCAGAGTTGGGAGGAACGGGCGGGCGCCTGCGTGCGCCTGCGTGCGCCTGCGTGCGTGTACCGTCACGGCGACCAAAACACAACGTCCCCCGAAAAAAAAATTTTGGGGGACCGACAGCAACGCTAGACAGCACCCTGTGGACAACCCTGTGGAAACTGTGGAAAACAGCAAAAAAAAAGACAAAAACGCCGAGAGTGGTCAAAAAAACGCCGAAAAAAACACTCAGAGTGAACAAAAGACAATGAACACGCCACGCCATGAAACTAGGATGCCCTCAGACCACCCTAGAAGGCCACCTAAGGCCCGCAACTAGTCCCCCGGGATCAGCAGACCGGGAAGGCCTTCCGAGAGCACACAGAGCAACACAGAAAAAAATCGAACAAACGTACTGTGGATAACTACCGGCCCAACCACCCGGCCCGCCCGGCCCAACCGCCCAAAACGTTAAGCGCACCTAACAGACCCCGACAAGCCAGCCCAACACACAAACCGAACAAACGTTCGCCCCACCTTTTTCAAAAACTTGCGCCCGCAACCAACAGACCCCACAACACTTGCACACGCAAGCAAACCGGCCGACCAGTCCGGCAGACCCCCCCCTATGCAAGCCCCCCAGCCCCCACAAGTTTATATGGTTGTTTAGTTTGGGACTTGTGCTTGTTTTTTGTTGTTTTTGGTGTTGTTTTTGGTGTTGGATGGTTATGTGGTGTTGGTTGTTATTTGTCCGTACTTTTGTGTTAATTCTTTGTAACTTTTGTGTAACTTTTTTATGCGTTTTTGGGTTGGTTTTAAGATAGTTCCTGGTAGTGGGTTTTTGGGTGTGGAACAGGATTTGCTAGTTTATGTACACTAGTTACATACTAGTAAGCGTTTACCGCTTCCAGCGGTAGTAACGCTTGCTTGTTGGCTGGTAGGTTAGCAAGACTCACCGCTACTGCGGTGTGAGTCTTACTAGTGATAGTAACGAACAAAGCGCCCTTCCCGGTAGGGAGAGGCGCTTTACTTGTATGACCAGTCCTCCCTCGCTGGCGCTCGGGGTGTCTGTAAACCAATGTTGCGGCGGCTGAGCCGCAACACTAGTAAAGGAATAGATGACTGTAAAGACAAAGCTGGGAATCCCGTACCGAAGTAAAAGAGGTACGAAGGATTACGAAAGAGAAAACAATCTCCGAAAGAACTACAACATAACTGCCGACGAGTACGACCGTCTGCTGGCCGCACAGGATGGCGTATGCGCCATCTGTGGCGATCCGCCGGATGATAAGCCGTTGTGCGTGGACCACAATCACGAGTGCTGCGATGGCCGCAAGTCCTGCGGCAAATGCAATCGTGGGATACTCTGTAATTACTGTAACGTCGGGATTGCCCAGTTCTTAGACGACAAGACACGACTGGCGAAGGCCATCGTGTATCTGGAGAAATACTAATGACTCGTGAAAGCGAATATCGTACCGCCGCCTTGGACAAGGCGCAGGCCACGGGCGGTGTGCCCGGCAGACCGTCCAAGCGGTCCATGAAAGACGCACAGCGAACCCTCAACGATAACCAGCTACGGTTGGCCGTCTGGCTTTCAATGCCAGAACGGCACAGGAAACCAGCTACCCAAAAGGAATTTTGCCAAGAAATCGGCATTTCCCTAATGTCGTTCCACAGGTGGAAAAAAGATCCGAACGTCGTTATGGCGACTAGGTGGTTGACTTTGAATGCTGCCGGGGACCCCGGGAGAGTTTCGGCTGTTCTGGATTTTTTGCATGAGACTACGTTGGATGAGTCGATCTCTACGAAGATTCGACTCACTGCCGCTAGGGATTGGTTGAAGGCTATTGGGGTTCATGAGGCGTGGTCGTATGATAATAAGTTGTTGAAGATTCAGGATGTGGATGAAATCAACTTGGAGGATCTTTCGGATGAGGAGATTTGGGAGTTGTATAATGAGCGAGCAAGGATGATTGGTTTAGGCGATGGGAATTCACAACGTTCAGGGGCAGCCGACTTTGAGGAAAACGTCGAAAGCTGGGAGGTTGAATCCGGAGCTGTTGGAGCGGGAGATGCAGTGGCGGACGTGGTTTCCGAAGGATGTGACGATTCGTCCTGATGGTATGTCGGAGGCGGAGGTTGCTGCTGCGGTGGAGGCTTTTCGTCGGTTTGCTGAGGATGTGCTGGTTTTGAAGGTGCCGGGTAAACGTATTCCGTTCAGGTTGCGTGAGGCCCAGTTGGAGACGGTTGCCGATATTATTGGTAATCGTAATGTGATTATTTTGAAGGCCCGTCAGATTGGGTTTTCGGCTTTGATTGCTGGTTTGTGTTTGTGGTTTGCTTTGGGTGGTGCTGATCGGCAGATTTATATGTTGTCGAAGGGTCAGCGGGAGG